CGGGAGCGTTCGCTCCCGGCCAAATAACATGGCTCTGGTTCATAAGGCCAGAGCTTCTCGATATGCTGAGAATATCGCTCAAACGGTCGATTTACCTTGTGCCTTTGCATATAGGCATTTAGGTGGGGTCTCTTCCTTCAATGGAAGGAAGAGTTCCGCTGTCCCGGCGTAAGCCGGCATTTTCTGATAGGAGTTTTCCCGTGCCCACTATTTCTAAGGACATTCGAAAGACAACATTTGGCTCGAGGTATAGCTGGAACTCATTCACGCCCGGGGCTGTTGCCGTTCCGAGTAATTGGACCTTAATTTGGTCTGATACTCGTACCGACGACGGTCCTATAGCGGGATATAAGCAAAAGCTTGCCTCTGTGCAAGATGCTACGTCCTCCTTAACCGGAGAACGTCGTCTCTATGAATGTGCGCCTGGTAGCTTTCGGCTCCGCATTAAGCGGAAACCGTTTGTCTCCCCGTCGCAACCTGAAGAAGCAGTGAACGAACACTCTGGGGACCTTGGTGAAACCACCTTCCCGTTTGTTGGGTCAGCCTCTATCGCTAATGCAGATAACTCGGCAATCATGAAGTTTATCTCCGAGGCTCGACAAGCCTATACCGCCCTTCAGGGCGGTGTAGTTCTTGGCGAAATCGGGGAGACGCTCCGCATGATACGTCATCCTGCTAAGGCTTTTCGTACCGGTATCGACTCATATTTCGCTGACTTGAAACGTCATCGTAAGATGTGGAAGAACGGTAAGAATAAGTTCTTAGCAGATACTTGGCTAGAATATAGTTTTGGTTGGACTCCGCTCCTTAATGACATCCGTGCTGCTTCTCAAGCTCTTGAAAGGATCCGCAATCGCTCGTTCGAACATCAAGTCGTCCGAGCGACCGGTACCTCTCAGCTTCAGGGCAGTTCAGGATATAAGTCAAAAGGGATCGAAGGCGGCCATACTATTATGGGGCCGTTCCTTGAATATAGTGAGGCCATCGTTGTCTATCGTGGTGCCGTGAAGGTCCCTATCGGGTCCCGCGCGACAATGACCAGGCAAAACCTGGGATTCACTTTAGATGACTTCGTCCCTACTGTATGGGAACTCATCCCCTATTCTTTCCTAGTTGACTACTTCACCAATGTTGGTGATTTGCTCAGTGCTTGGTCTGCGTGGAATATCGACTTTGCATGGAAGAATCGGACCACTATCCTTCGTCGAGTCCATGAGGAATCGATGAATACGATAGTGAATCTAAATTACAACTCTGCATGGTACGACATCACTCAGGTCAACCTGGCTCCGAGTATATCGCGGACTGAAACTAGATCCGTAGCACGAAGTCGTCATACCGGGCCTCTTTTACCGACTTTTCGGTTTGAGATACCGGGGATGACTTCACTAAAGTGGCTTAATTTAGCTGCTTTAGCGAGCTCTCGTTCCAGTCTTACACCCTTTTAATCAACCTTCTTGGAGTTTATACTCATGACTTGGAGTCCTTCTTCGCCCGTAACAGGGGGCCCACAGACCGGCTTCACCTCTCCGACGTATACCCTTACATCGGATGTGGCACCGGATGTGAATGGAAAACAGCATGCTGTGACCGCGATTGGCGGTACGCAGGCTGGTGTCCGCACCCACTCTGTGTCCGATCCTTTCACTGTTACTTATGCTCGTCCGAAGAATATGAAAACTCTTCCCGGGCCTAATGCAGTGACTGGAAAGTACGCGAGTGTTCCCATGAATACTCATAGTATCATTGTCCGCAAGGGCGTGAACTTTGCCGCGAATAACGCTCCCCTTGTCTGCATTTCACGTGAATATATCGACGTGCCTGCAGGTTCGGATGCGTATGACGCAGCAAATATCCGCGCTCTCACTTCACTCAAATCCGGCATCCTGTTCCAACAGGCTGCGGGTGTAGGTGACACGTTAGTCTCCGGTATCCTTTAATGAAAAGGCGTATCGGGGATCGACGGGTCTCCTTAACCAGTATTGTCGTCGCTGTAGTCGTCGCCGTTATCACTTCCGTTTTCGGAATTGATATTGGTCCCTTTCTGCAGTGACAGAACACGCTGGTCGAGTGAATGCTGACAACTTACTAGGAGGTTTTAGATGAACGAACCTACTCACATCATTGAGATAGATGATTCTGCCGAAGGGCTTGAAACCCTCCGTCGGAATTACGAGCGTCTCTTTATGGAGATGGCTCTCAACGAACACCTTTTCATCGACTCGGCTCGAGTCGCTGCGATGGCAGTTCTAACTGAGACCCTGAACCATTTAGATCAACACGTTTTAATTATCAAAGATACAGATGGGACCCCCCAGGAGCCGACTAATCATCAGCCCTGGGAAGAGGTTCCCTACTGGAAAAAATGATAATATCTTCCTCTGATATTTGTGGCTAGTTATCTAACTTGGAGATACTTCGATGGGTGTTTGCCCTCAAGCTCTTTTTCAAGATCTTCTTCTCGACTTAAAGTCTCAGATCGGGGATGAACTCGTTTCGTTTTTTCAAACGATCGATGAACCTCCGCCTGACCTTGGACTCAAAGAAGCGGCTTGCTTCAGTATTCTGAAGTCATTCCTGAAGAAATTACAGGTTGACAACTCATCTATACATGATAGTAAGGCTCTCCTGAAGTTTTTGCAGATCAATTTAGACTGTAAGAACTGGGTCCTGCAGTGTAACGACAGCTGGGATGAAGTGCTTTTTGGTGAATTAAGACACACCATTTGGCGCTTTTTTTCAGTTGACGGTACCAAGCAGGTTCCGATATTTGACTCTTTGGACGAATTCTTCCATTATGGAAGAGTCGGACCTGGAGCCTCTATCGGGTCGAAAGGCGGCGACTTCTATACTAAGATGTTCGCTAGCCCGCTTACCTGCACTAGTCGAGGCCTGTACCTTGCGTACAGGAACTATATACGCAACTTCCCTGAATTCTCAAATGCTGAATTAATCAGACGCGAGAATTTCGGTGATGTTTCTATAGTTGAAGGTAACCGTCTCAGCTTTGTTCCGAAAAACGACCAAATCTCCCGTACGATATGTATCGAGCCTAGTCTGAACATGTTTGCTCAGTTAGGCGCCGGTCATATCATCGAAAGACGGTTGCTCTCGGCCTATGGAATCTCCATGGCTGACCAACAGTTTAAGAACAGGGAGTTAGCCCGCATCGGTAGCACTTTCGACGATCTGGTCACTTGTGACCTTTCGTCGGCTTCGGACTCTATGTCCCTCAAGATGCTGAAAGAAGTTTTACCTCCGCATGTTTTTAGCATGCTTGGTTTGCTTCGATCAAAGTCTTGTAGTGTTCCCGGTGTTGGCTACGTTGAATTGGACATGGTTTCTACAATGGGTAATGGTTTCACATTTCCCTTGCAGACCATGCTCTTTTCAGCGATTGTCGTGTCGGCCGCTAGGGCGCGTGGTGTAAAACTACGTTATCCTCGTGGTCGAGATCTTGGAGATTGGGGTGTGTTTGGAGATGACATTATTTGCCCTAAGTCTATTTGGGCAGATGTGTCACGCCTCCTACGCATCCTGGGCTTCAAGATCAATCTCGACAAGACCTTTGTTGAAGGTCCGTTTCGCGAGTCTTGTGGTTCTGACTTTTTTCAGGGTCAGAACATACGTGGCGTCTACATTAGGCGTCTAGATAGTCAACAAGACTTGTGTTCTGCAATTAACCAGCTTAACCTGTTCTCTACAAGAACAGGCATTCGTTTGCCTC